TTGCTTCTACCATAATTAGATTCGCGGAGCAAGAATCGAACTTGCGACCAAGAGATTATAAGTCTCTTGCTCTAACCACTGAGCTATCCGCGAAATAAAGCCAAGAGTAGGAATCGAACCTACGACCGGGGCATTACAAATACCCAGCTCTACCACTGAGCTATCTTGGCCGTCGCGCTACTGCGGTGCAGTCTGACGACAACTTATATCTCCGACTGCTGCCGCCCTTGGTAATAATACCCACCCTTGCGGTCACCTAGTTGCACGGCTTCCGCTCCCTCGCGCGACTTTTACCGAGCACGCTCTTCCGTAGTGGACGCAATCTCAACCTCGGAGGATTTAGGATTCACAAATTTCGCAATCTCTTCGTTCAAAAAATCAACATCGGGGAGTTCAAATGGCGTTGAACAAGGCACAATTTGAGGGCCGTGCCATTTGTGTTTTTTTCCGACGATAAGCTTAGCCTTCAGAGTTGCAGCTTTACGCAATCTTGCGTGGATCGAGCCAGACTCTCGCCTAGCAGTCGGACTAGAAAGGAAGAAAGTCGCTAGCTGCTTGCAGCTAGGGACCCAAACCAAATATTCTGGACCGAACATTTTTCGAGAATTCTCTTCTGCTGATCCAGCGGCAATATCCTTGAACAAATCAGACTTGTGGTCATATGATGTGATGGGCGTATCCGTACTAATATCCAGTGCTTTTACACGACCTGCGCACACAAGGACATCAACTTCAGGCCCAAGATCTTCCAATTGATCTTTCCCTCGCACCAATCCGTAGCGGCCTACATTGATTTTTCCTTCCTTCACCGCATCAGACGACCCACCGAATAGTTGAATACGTGGAAGGAATCCTGTGCTAGCTCCAACTTCAAGCAAAGCGCTTTCATTAGCAATCGCCACATCTGTTGCAGTAATCAGATCGTTCTCATAAAAAGTGTTAGGCTTCATGTTCTCTTTCTGTGTTTGATATTAAAATCATACCCATCCATCCGTGGACGGGTATAACAGGACACTTCTTAGGCAAGAGCGCCAGCAGCTTCCTTGATCTTCACAGCAATCTCAGCAGCTTCTTGAGCTTTCTTTTCAGCACGCTCAACTTCGCGCTTCTTCTTTTCGTCCGTAATCTTTTGAACACGTGCGTTGTACTTGGCTTCTTGAACTTCGGCACTTGCCGGGTCCAAAGACAAAGCCCAACGAACACCGTCTCGGAATCCTTCCGCCGCAGTCTTAGCGCCAGTACGAGCAACAATAGCGTACGAAGCCTCGGGATTAACCAATTCAGACTTCAACTCACCAAGCTTGCGAAGATGGGCAATAGGCTCGAACTTAGCTTCAGTGACTTCCTTACCCTGCCTAGAAGCTTCTCGGAGTTCCTTAGCACGCTTATTTACAGTAGACACAAACTCAGCAGGAACCATCGTGATGGCGGAATCAACAAAATTCGCCTGCTCATCCTTCGGCAACTTGGCCAAAGCATAGGCATTAGAGAGATTGATTTTACCATCATCGACAAGCTCTTGGATGCTATCATCCAGCTTCAAGAGACCTAGCCGTTGATTAACCCAAGCCGGAGACTGGCAAACTTTCTCCGCCATATCGGCCAACGTCAAGGTGGGATTCAACGTGAACATGCGCTGGAGTTGCTTGGTATACTCAACCGGCTTAGTGTCAATACGACACAGATTCGCCGTAACTTGAGCTTCCAGCACTTCGGCATCGTTGAACGAAATTACATTAACCGGAATCGTTTCCAGGCCAAGGTCTTTCGCCGTCGAATACCGATGCAAACCATCACAAATCTCAAAATAGGTAGAACCATCAGGCTCCCACTTTTCACGGACGTTAATGGGATTCAAAATCCCCATACGCCCGATCGCATCACGAAGACTGACGTACTTTTCGGACTCGCGGTCAACTCCGCGAAGAGCAACCGGATTCTCTCGTATAGCGCTAGTAGGGACGTTCCTCAGATCACTTGGGGCATTACCCATCTGCTCTTCTCCTGGAATGATGCTGGAAATCAAAACTGATTTTATAATCACAATTAAAAATCAAATCAAAATAAAATTAGGCAATAGCGCCCCACTAAGTAAGATACGGCAAGAACAGCTAAAAAGTTTTTATTTTTTGGCACGCTATTTGCTTCGCGCGTGCGCGCATCGCGCGCAGCGCGCGGTAGAGAGCGGTCAAACTGTGGATCGCACTACTTACTCGCCCAGCCCGTCTATATATTTCTATTTCTAAGTTATAAATTGTTGCTTATGGCAGAGAACAAGAAAAGCAGTAGTAGTAATAAGGCAAGATCAAGCGCAACCTGTTGGGCCGCAAGGATTTACGAAAATTCCTTGAATTTTTTCTTGTACTTGCCGTATCTTACTATAGGATCAGATCTACATTTGATTTGATTTTTAGCCAACCATCTTGGAAGTGATTTTATAATCATGGTAACTAAAACCCAAGCCATTAAAAATTTCCTTCGGCATAAAGCTCGCCTAGAGTTAGCTGATCTGTATCACCCCGCCATGGAGGTGCAGGTCATGGTGAAGCAAGGCAACGGAGAACGTACTGAAGGAGAATATGAAGGAAAACGGTGGACGGGCTGGACTGACGGCCTATATGTTTGGAAATCTTTTCGCATCCCTTATAATGCCAAATCTAATCCCACCTACAATGACTCTGAAATAAAATTTGATCTTTCAGTTCACTGTGAAGCCATCGGGTTAACTGGTTGGGATTTTGTGAATAAAAAATCTAGATATGTCTCTTTTGATTTTGATGCTATCGTAGGCCATAAAGAAACCCATACTGCAAAATTAACAGACGAACAATTAAAAGAAATTTGTGATTTTGCAATCAATATACCTTGGGTCACAGTACGAAAATCAACTTCAGGAAATGGACTTCATTTATATGTTTTTTTAGATGGGGTTGAAACTGCTAATCATATCGAACATCAAGCCATCGGTCGATCTATCCTAGGAAAAATGTCTGCATTAGTTGGCTATGACTTTGACTCCAAAGTCGATAACTGTGGCGGAAACATTTGGATCTGGCATGATAAATTTGAGGCAGCTGGCGGCCTCCTAGGTCCTGGCTTAAAACTACTCAAACAAGGAACCATTTTAAGAGATATTCCAGCAAACTGGAAAGATCATATAAAAGTTACATCTGGTTCTCGCAAACAAAGTCTTCCAGATTTTGTTGAGACCCCTGAAACTTTCACAGAATTATGTGCTCAAAGAGCAAAAGTTCCTCTTGATGTGGATCACAAAAGAGTAATCAAGTTTCTTGAAGATCATCATCAAAAAGATTGGTGGTGGGATTCAGACAATTGGATGCTTGTTTGTCACACTCTCGATCTTCAAGAAGCACATAAAAAGCTTGACTTAAAAGGTATCTTCCAAACTAAATCTACAGGCTCTTCTGTACAAAATTGTTTTTGCTTCCCGAATCGTCGTGGAGTCTGGTCTGTGCGGAGACATACTCAAGGTGTGCAAGAAGCAGACTCTTGGGACCAGGATGGCAGTGGCTGGACAAGATGTTATTTTAATCGAGAACCAGATTTAACCATAGCTTCCAAATTAAATGGAGGCGCAGAAAATGATAGAGGTGTTTTTGTTTTTCGTGAAACTGAAACTGCCATCCAGGCAGCAGCCAGTCTAGGCGCTCACGTTGAATTACCAAATTTCATGATGGGCAGACAAGCTCAACTACGTCCACATAAAGATGGAAGATTGATTTTTGAAATCGAACATGCAGATACTGATAACACTGAAAAAATGCATGGCTGGATAAAGACCAAGCGTGGCGGTCTGTGGCAAAAAGTTCTTACCATCCAAACACCCCCACATTATGAACAAGAAGTAAGTAGTTATGAGGATATAGTCCGTCATCTAGTTGTTGAATCTGGAAAAGATGCAGGATGGGTTATAAAAAGTGATGGAAACTGGTGTGATGAACGATTAGAGCACATTAAATGTGTGCTTGTTGCTCTAGGTGTACAAAAACAAGATCTGATAACAGTGTTGGGTTCCAGCATTCTGAGACGCTGGACTTTAGTTAACAGACCGTTCATGGACGAATATCCAGGTGACAGAAAATGGAATAGAGATGCAGCTCAGTTTGCATTTGCTCCATCCGCTAACACGGACTCTCTTAAATATGATGAATGGACTCAAGTTCTAAAGCATTGCGGCTCGGGTCTTGATAATGAAATCAAAAATCATGTGTGGTGCAAATCTAATGGACTCCTGTGCGGGGGAGATTATATAAAATTATGGATTGCTTATATGTTCCAAAAGCCGCTAGAGCAGCTTCCATATTTGTTTTTCTACGGACCAGAAGGCAGTGGCAAATCAATACTCCATGAGGCTATTGAATTGCTAGTGACTCGTGGTGTTCAGAGAGCAGACGCAGCATTGATTTCGCCATCAGGTTTTAATGGAGAGTTAGAAGGAGCTATTCTGTGTGTCGTTGAAGAGACTGATCTTAGGCAAGGAAAAGGTGCAGCACTTAACCGAATAAAAGATTGGGTGACTTCCAAATCCTTACCAATACATAGAAAAAATGGAACTCCATATACAATCCCTAATTCTACACACTGGCTCCAAGATGCAAACGACCCCGGATATTGTCCTGTATTTCCGGGTGACACTCGTATCGTGATGGCTTATGTGGAAGCAATAGAAGAATCTAAAAAGATTACAAAAGTTTCTCTCTTATCTAAATTAAAAAAACAAGCTCCTGATTTTTTGGCTGCTATCCTTAATCTTGATCTTCCGGAACCCTACGAGCGCCTTAATATCCCGATAATTGTCACTGCCGAAAAGAAACAAGCTCAAACTGCCAACAGAACTATTTTAGAAGAATTTCTTTCTGATTGTGCATTTCCGATTGATGGAGAATGTGTTAAAATGAGCGAATTGCATGACAAACTTATTGAATGGTTACCTCCCTCGCTAGTTAATGAATGGTCGATAATAAGGTTTGGCCGTGAGATAGTGAAGATGGGTTTCGTGAAAGGAAGAAATATGCAACACGGATCGCATTTCTACATAGGGAACATTAGTCTTTTAGACTGCCAATCTACAAAACCAAAAGTAATTCTTGAAGGAGACCGATTGGTGTGGCCACGTTAATAAGACCGTCGACACATTCTGAAAAGGAACTTATCCTCCACATCACTCCTGCCCGTGGAGAGTTATTTTCTAGAGCAGAACTAATTTCTCTTATAGGTGTTGATTATTTTCCTATTGAACTGTTGTCAGGTGACATTCTTCTAGTTCAAAAATGTTGTGAAGAAAAGACGCTCGGAAAAAACTCTCTAGCTTCCATATTATCTAAAAGAGATATTTATGGTGCTGCCATTTTAACAGAACCTAAAGAGGTTGACTAGATGAAGATTGTATCTTTTGGCCACCGTAAGAGAGTTGGAAAGGACACATGCTCCAAATTTCTTGATTCGTTTCTTCGCGTTGAAAGACCCGGTCTTATAATAAAGAAAGTTTCATTTGCTTCTAAGCTAAAAGATGTCAGCTATCAACTCTTCGGCTGGGCCGGTCTCCGGCCTGGAATATTTTATGAGTCTGAGGCAGGAGCTAAGATAAAAGAAGAAATTCTTCCAAAAATTGGAAAATCTCCTCGTCAAATATGGATCGAAGTCGGCAACAAGATGCGGGAAATCTATTCGGAAGTTTGGATAGAGCACGCTTTGGAACACCCCACTGCTGATTGTATAATCATTTCTGATTTAAGATTTATAAATGAAGCTCAAAAGATTTTATCTCTTGATGGTTTTCTTTATCGTATAGACCGACCGGGTCAAGAACAAGGTAATGACCCAGCAGAAGTTTCATTAGAAAGTTGGAAAGAATGGACAGGGATTATTAAGAATGATGGAACTCTTAGTGATCTTCATAAGAAAATTGAAGTCATAGGAAGGGGATTGATCGAATGACAAGGTATGGACACAGCCCGCACTCAACGATGAAGCATCTTAATGGCAATTTGCTCTGCGCTATTGATGTTGAAACCACTGGCTTGATACCAGGCAAACACGATATTATTCAGATAGCTATTCTTCCTCTAGACACAGAAGTTAAGCCTCTACAAACTGTGCTGCCATTTTGTATGAATATGAAACCTAAGAGACCAGAAAATGTAGATAGAGAGGCTACCAAAACACATCGTATTGATATGACTAAGCTTATTATTGACGGCTTCGATCCTTGGAAAGCTGTCGATCTATTTGAAGAATGGTTTGAGCGCCTCAAACTTCCTGTAGGAAAAAAGATTTCTCCTTTAGCACATAATTGGCCTTTTGATCGTTCTTTTATTATAGATTGGATTGGTGATTTATCTTTTGAACATTATTTTGATAGTAGA